AATGTTAGAAGTTGCATTGCTATCTTCGCTACTCACACAACACCATCCGTCCCATTGGACGATGACATGTGCAGAGTGGAATAGGAATCGGGCAGAGATAATGGCAGATGCCAATCACATACCCGATGCTAAAGAGTATCTTATAGATTACTTCTTTACAAAGGTTGAGGAAGAAGGATGCAAACCCTATATGTTAGGACGCAAGTAAGTCGCGGAACGGATCGTTCATTCTTATGATACATATGCTTGCTCTATTAGTGAGTGCTACTCAGGTAGTCACTGTCTCATGTGGAGACATTAATACACTTGTAGATCGTGCTAAGGTCTACCCAGATCTTAGTGATAAAGATAGACAAGAAGTTATTGATCTTTACTATGAGTTTGGAGAAACACAAGGATTGTATTGTAGGGACGCAAACGACTAAAGGAACGGGGACTCGGATCACTCGCAAGAGTTAAAGGAGAAATTCAACCTACTTTAGGAGTAAACATGACTACTATCACATATCGTGGCGTCAAGTATGACGCTGAGCAGTACAAAGCAAAGGTACTAGCAGAAGCCGCACAGGCAAGAAACCATGAGTTAATGTATCGTGGTGTTAAAGTCCAGAAAAAACTAGCAGTGGTGTAGGATGATGGAAGCACTACAAACTGTCGGTTTAATCAACCTCGGGTGCGTGGTGTTCCTTTCTTTCATTTACTACGAGATTCGCTTCCTTCAGTCTTTTAGGCAGGAGCAATGCGATGGGACTCAAAGTTAAAATAGAATGGGACTACGGTTTACCCGAATATAATCCAGACATACATGATCCAGAGAGAGTGTTTGCTCTCCTGTGCTATCGTGGTATTCATTATGCAAAATGGGTTAATCTGAATGTGTTCGGCACACCCTCTTGGTTTACCAAAAACCCACGCAAGGGTGAGAAGAAAAAGTAAATTGTAAAAACATTATTAAATTTTAGAGGAAGGCTTGACACCTTCCTTTTTTTGTGTTAACTTATATTTGTTGGACGCAACATGGGAGTGACTGAATAAACTTACTGGCAACCGCTAGTTAAGGTGATGAGTCAGAGGTGGTGCTCGCTGTCCGCAGGGGCAGAACTACTCAACCAAGTAGGACTCAGGCAAGGACGTATTTACTTCTGTAGTAATGCCCGTTCTTTGTTGGTATACAGAAACCCAACCTCCCTCTTCTTTTTCTGTAAAAATAAATAAGAGTAACTATGAGGAGAGTCATGAAACTATTTCTAGACAGTAGTAACACTGAGGTAGTTTTAGATGCCGTAGGGACAGGGTTAATAGATGGTGTAACAACTAACCCCTCTCTAATGTTAAAACAGGGACAAGATCCTGTTACAGTTATTAAAGAGATATGTGATATGTTTGGATGGACTGCCTCAGTATCTGCAGAGGTAGTTGGAGCAACAGCAGAAGAGATGCTAGACATGGCAGATGATTATATTGATATTCATCCAAGTGTAACTATTAAATTACCTCTCAATCCAGAAGGACTGAGGGCATGTAAAGAATTATCAGAAGACGGTATCTCTACAAACGTAACGCTCTGTTTCTCTGTCACTCAAGCAATACTTGCAGCAAAGGCAGGAGCAACTTACGTCTCTCCATTTGTAGGGAGGGTTGACGACAATGGTTTTGATGGTATACAATTAATATCAGATATATCTAAGGTCTTTAAACAACATAAAGTTGAGACACAGATACTAGCAGCATCTATTCGTAACGTAAAAGATGTTGGTAAATGTTTTGAAGTTGGTGCAGACATCTGCACAATACCTCCAAGCATATTTGATAAGATGTATAAGCATGTTTTAACCGACAAAGGGTTAGAGCAATTTGATAAAGACTGGGAATCATTACAATCTAAACTAATATGAATCACCAAAAAGTAAAACGTCTTGCACATCAGTTAAAAGAGTTAGCATCTGAGTTAGAAGATGCACTCAAAGAAGACGTTAGTGCATACACTACTGCTACCAGAGCACCCTTCACACCATCTTATACATATAAAGATGAGTATGAAGGTAATTGATTGAAACCGCAGAGTGCAAAAGCGAAAGGTAGAAACTTTCAGAAGTGGGTAAGAGACATGCTCATAGAGCATCGTGACGTACACCCTGAGGACATAGAGTCTAGAAGTATGGGTGCAGGTGGCGAAGATCTTATCATGGCAAGAGATGCTAGAAAGAAATTTCCTTTCTCAATAGAGTGTAAAAATGTTGAGAAACTTAACGTTTATGATGCATACGATCAAGCGTGTGCCAACGCAGGTGACCATACACCTGCTCTTTTTATGAAGAAAAACAGGAAGAAGGCACTAGTGGTGTTGGATGCCGAATGGTTTATTAAAAATTTTCAACCTTGACAGATGAATAGAGATCATATATACTTACGAGAGTTATACTTTGCAATCATGGCTCCTATCGAATTCGTAGACTCAGTAGAGTTTTTAATTGATAAGTTACATTATCTGATTGAAGAAGGCAAGACAGAGGAGGCAGAGATTGTAGCGTCACAAATTAGACAGATTGAAACGACATGATGGAATTCCCATTCCGTGTCCCAATCTGCACTTACGAGATTGAAGACTGGGAAGAGAAGAAAAAATCCATCCAACTACCAGACCTAGCAGATAAACATCTGGATCAGGGTGTGGAAGTTTACACTGACTTTTTTGAATGGGATCATGCAGGTATATTGCCACCATATGCTGACGATGTATTCAAAGCACTCGCAGTCCCTATAAATAAATTCAAAAAAAGTGGTTGCCTTGGTCGCAATCATCAGATGGAGATCTCATCAATGTGGTTTGAGTCTCAACTAGCATCTCATAAGCATCGTGTGCACAACCATGGCATGTATGGTTGGTCATCAGTATTGTACTATGACTTCGATGAAAACATACACATGCCAACAACATTCTACTCACCCTTCCATGACTTTAGGGACGGCAACTTAATGTCTTATGTCCCTCCTGTTAAGGAAGGGTCTATTGTGTTCTTTCCTGCTTCTCTTCATCACGAATCAATACCGAATAGATCCCCTGTTAAACGGACAATCATCTCATTTAATATTAAAGGACATGTTGACAAAACAAAAGCAATCATATGAAATTTTTTACTGGTGAAGATTTTAAACTTAATAACAACATAACATTTACATCAGAGAATATTAATGGAAGACTCGTAGTATACGCTGACAATATCTACGAGAATCCAGATCGAGTGGTAGACTATATTGATAGTTGTCCTATCATAACTCACAAACCACAAGATCCTAGGTCAGCAAATGGTAGAGACTTCTATGATGGTAGACAAGCAATCATAGAAGCATATGATGCTAAGTGGTTTGATATCCACAAGGAAGCATCTATGTTACTTGGTCATCCAACAACTCACTTTACAGGGGGTTGTATGTTTAACATGACCATGTTAAAATCTTTACCAGAGGGTCATTGGTTTCCACACACAGACCCTAACTGTATCAATGCAATAGTTTATCTTAATAAAACTAACAATTATGGACCAGGCACTTCATTCTATAACTCCTTTGATTATCATGGAGGAGGAGAGCACTACGACCCTTGGTGTGATACAGCAGACGAATCCCATTGTATACTAGATCGATATAACTGTGCTGTTTTCTTTAGCGGAGACATCTATCACTCTATGAGATTGGTAGGTGATACATTCATAGGAAGACCACGTTATTCAGAGATTCATTTTCTCAATTATTGATTCAGTGTATGGTGCATTTAATAGGTTCGATTCCTATCTGGATCATTGGCGAAAGCCAAGTCCCAACAGAAAAGGAGTTTACTAATGTCAGTAAAGGATCGTTTTTCAAATCGTATGTCCATTCTAAGGTCAGCGATCAACGGCGAGGTTGAATTGGATAAAGAATACCCAACTTTATTTCAAGCACTCTGTAGGTTTTATGCCGACAAACGTCGTGTCCAATTCTGGGGTATTGATGTTGAGGAGGATTATGAAATCCTAATCGACAATCTTAATTATGATTTAACTTATGGATGATCAGAGATACATTGTATACAGAGATATATTTCCCAAGCATGTTGACGTGCCATGGGAGAGTGTGTTAATGTATGTCAATGCAACTCTAAACGACCCTTCTGGTCAATGTCATGTAATGTGTGAAGGAGGTGCACCCTCCTATATGTCTAAGTGGAGGAGAGGATATCCCTGTCCTCCTCTTTTTACTATTGCTAGACGTGAGTTTGAAGCATGGTCAGGACATGAGTGTCAAAACATGGACGTTTATGTTTCTTACTTTGCACCTGCTGATACATTTGGCAGACACAAAGATGAAGAAGATGTATTAATCATAGGAGTCAAAGGAAGGACGTCCTATAGATTTGATACCAATGCATGTGAGACATGCATGGCAGATATAGTCACCGTCAATCCTGGCGATGCACTATACATACCTAAGGGGATGTATCATGAAGCATCACCCAAATCCCCTCGAGCAATATTTTCATATAGAGTAGATGCTAAAACCTGAGATCACAACCTATAAAGATAAGATATGTGAAAAGCATAATGATTTTATCTGGGGCGACTTCGTATCTGATGAGTCAGTCACAGAGGTTGTAAACTTCTACAGGCACCAACAGTTTCTACCTTACATTGAAGGTCAAGTCCAACTAAGTGGGGAGACACAAACCAATAAAGAATTTAAAGATTCTCGTGACCTGCACGTACCATTCCAAGCAGCAGTCATGCATTGTGAAAAGTATCTCGTTGAATTACAGAGAATTCTAGAGCTATACATGGATAGATTTCCATTCTGTGAGTTATCTGACTTCCGTATAAACGAGCCACTTTCTATACAATGGTATCCTAAGGGTGGTGGTTTTAAACTCTGGCATACAGAGAGATCAAACTGCCTACCAAGTAATGTGTATAGACACCTTGTCTTTATGACATACCTAAACGATGTCCCTGATGGTGGCACCGAGTGGTTTCATCAAGATAAGTATGTGCCTGCACAAAAAGGATACACAGTCATCTGGCCATCAGATTGGACACACTTTCATAGAGGAAGAGTATCCGAGACGAAGGAGAAGATGATAATAACAGGATGGTTTTCATTTCAATAGTCCAATGATCGGCAAAGAAACACCTGCTATCAAGTATGATAGAGCATTAACATTATTTCAAGAGTCAGTCTTGAAACCTGACCATAAACTAAGAGCATGTGCACACAACCAAGGATGCTTTGATGAGTTGATGGAAATCAGAGAGCACGTCTTAGAATATCTCAAGACATTGAGAGAAGTAACACATCATACTAACCCAGATGAGAGCGATCAGATAGAGACGGAAAAATTAATTGAAATCAAAAATGTATAAATCAGCATTTGCATTGATTGTGACACTTATATTACTGTCCATGGCGATATACGAAAGTGGTATCATCAATGGTAGAATAATTATAGATTCATATACACCACTACAATGACAAAAACAGAAATCATTCTAGAGCGTTTTCCTTATCGCTTTGTCCAGAAAGGTTTGCTAGAAAACAATGGTGCACCTGACTTCAGAATACAGAAGTTTCATGAGATACAAGAGAGATACTACGACATGTATTATCTTGACAGTCAAGCACAACTTGATTGTTGTATAGAAGATCCTGAGTATGTCAAGTGGTTAGATCCAGACCCAGAGGTTGCAGCATATCCAAACAAAAGTGATACAGTTTCGTATCAACCTGCTATGTAATGTCAGGAAACCCTGACATAAGTATAAATACCTGCTCTAATCAGCAGGTTTTTTATTTTTGTAGTGATAGCAACAGTTTTTAGAGAATGTCAGGAATTTTATATAAAAGGGGCTTGACAAAAACTTAATCTTTTATATATAATTATGTAACAATACTTCACACAACGAAACATGACCGTAACAACTGAGTCAGGTGGAAGACAAAATGCCTTTCCAACCGAGACACGTCCTTACATTGATGAGACAGTAGCATACGAAGGTTACCCACAGAATGCAGAAAAAGTTAACGGTCGTTGGGCAATGATCGGTTTCGTAGCATTACTAGGTGCATACATTACTACTGGTCAGATCATACCAGGTATCTTTTAATGGACTTTAGTCACAAGTATTGGAGATACGCAGAATTAGTTAATGGCAGACTTGCCATGCTAGGACTTATCATCGCTACTATAAACTACGGTTTCTTTGGTAGCATATTTCCACCAATTTTCTAATGAAAATTAATTCACAATTCACAATCAACAAAGAGGAAAAACTCATGACACCAGAAGCAGAAAGATTTAATGGATGGGCAGCAATGCTAGGTTTCGTAGCAGCAGTCGGTGCTTACACATTCACAGGACAAATCATTCCAGGTATCTTCTAATGACAGATATCGAATCAAAGAAAGTTGCTGAGAAACTTAACGGTAGACTAGCAATGCTAGGCATCATAGCAGGACTAGGTGCTTACTTAACTACAGGACAAATCATTCCAGGATTTGTATAAGTGGAGATCACTCCCTTCCAAGCAATACTATGGTGCTTCTATCCACTAGGAGCACTTGTTTTACTTGAGTTATTCCTTCGTGCCACCAATGGGGATGACGATGACAACGATCAAGGTGGCGGTATAATGCAACCTGTTTACGGAGCAGTCTAATGTCTGACGCAATGTCACAAACTTATCATGACGTAATGGAAGTATACAAACGTCCTATGTCAATCAGATTCATCCCTAGAATTGCGGGATGGGGATCTACTATTATCTTTGCGGTTGGCTTATACCAAGTTGCATGATATAATACATAACTGTAAGAGACAAAATTAATTATGGAGATCCCAAGTGTGGATTTTGTCTTTGTCAGACAGAAAGATTGTCATGACAAAGCATTTGGATATGATACAGTTAACTCAAAAGAATTACTAGGCACAGGCAAGCATGTATTGTTTGCTTTACCAGGTGCCTTCACTCCTACATGCACCCAATTTCAATTACCCTCCTTCGAGTCATCTTATAATAACTTTAAGGAAGAAGGTTACGAGGTTTGGTGTATTTCTGTGAACGATGGTTTCGTTATGAATGCATGGCAGAAGGAGTTAGGAATAGAAAAAGTGAAATTGATTCCAGATGGTAACGCTATGTTTACTGGTCTAATGAATCAACTGGTTACCAAGACACCTAATGGTTTTGGACTTCGCTCTTGGAGATACGCATGTATCATAGAAGAGGGAGTGATTACAAAGATGTTTGAAGAACCAGGTAAAGTTGATGATGCAGAGGAAGATCCTTACGAGGTTTCCTATCCAGAAAACATTATCAACTGGATTAGAAATGGAGAAGAATACACCTAAGAAATTCAGATTGGAAGTCTTTGATGGTGAGTCTTGGTTAACCCTATCTCACTATAGAGGACTGTCAAAAGTCAAGGTAAACTTTCTATACTACCTAAGTCAACTAATGGCTGCTAAGATGGGTAAGGATATAGAATACACAGTAAGAATTATCGAAGATGAATCCTAAAGTAGATTTCTCAAGTGACTGGCGATTTAATGATGGTCAAATGCATGCTCGCCAGTTTTGTTTAAACGCATTTATACAGCATCGTATCAACCTGACCAGAGATGTGTATGAATTTTGTGCCTATTATATTGAGGAAGGACTCTTCCAAAGACACCTCGATGATATGAGAGAGGGCAAAGCATTTCGTGAAAAAGAAATTCACGATGAGATCATTTTGTGTTGGCAGAAATATGGAGAAAGATTTTTAGGTTTCAAAGACCCCTTGACAGAATGATGCAAAAGCCTATATACTAAGGAAGTTGTTTTAATTTCAACACACTGTAAAGATTTCTTTACACTTGCAGAAGGACCCGAAAGATCGTCACCCTGTTGCACAACTGCTCTTAAACCGAGACCTATAGGCAGAATAATACTTCGTCTCTAATATCCAGAAGGGAAGGGATTTCTGGAAATATAGTATCACTTCTAACCCTTGAAGTCCTACTAAAACGTCTTACTAATGACAACTCTTTCAACTCAAACCCGCAGCAAAGGTCTCCTAGCAGGATGGCCAGAGTTTTGTGAGTGGGTAACATCAACAAACAACAGATTATATGTTGGTTGGTTTGGTGTATTAATGATTCCATGTTTGCTCGCAGCAGCAGCATGCTTCATCGTTGCATTTATTGCAGCACCTCCTGTCGATATCGACGGTATCCGCGAACCTGTAGCAGGATCTTTCTTATATGGAAACAATATCATCTCAGGAGCAGTCGTGCCCTCTAGCAACGCTATTGGATTGCACTTCTATCCAATCTGGGAAGCAGCAACAGTTGACGAATGGCTCTACAACGGAGGACCATACCAACTCGTTATCTTCCACTTCCTTATCGGTATCTCAGCTTACATGGGACGTCAATGGGAACTTAGTTATAGATTAGGAATGCGTCCATGGATCTGTGTAGCATACTCTGCACCAGTTTCAGCAGCATTCGCAGTATTCTTAGTGTATCCTTTCGGTCAGGGATCTTTCTCAGACGGAATGCCTCTAGGAATTTCAGGTACATTCAACTTTATGTTTGTGTTCCAAGCAGAGCACAACATTCTAATGCATCCTTTCCACATGGCAGGAGTAGCAGGAATGTTTGGTGGTAGTCTCTTCAGTGCAATGCACGGTAGCTTAGTTACTTCATCTTTGATCAAGGAAACTACAGAAACAGAGAGTCAAAACTACGGATATAAATTTGGACAAGAAGAAGAAACATACAACATTGTAGCTGCTCACGGTTACTTTGGTCGTCTTATCTTCCAGTATGCTTCTTTCAACAACTCAAGAAGTCTTCACTTCTTCCTAGCAGTTTTCCCTGTTGTATGCGTATGGTTAACATCCATGGGTATATGCACAATGGCATTTAACTTAAACGGTTTCAACTTCAACCAATCAGTTGTAGATGTAAACGGAAAAGTTATCCCTACATGGGGCGATGTCCTTAACAGAGCAAACCTAGGTATGGAAGTTATGCATGAAAGAAATGCACACAACTTCCCACTTGACTTAGCATCTGCTGAGACAACTGAAGTTGCACTAACAGCACCTTCCATAGGTTAACTTAATGCTGAGGAGCACAAGCACAAATGACTCAATTTCTATTAAAGAATGCAGGTTATCTACCCATCTTTGAATTCTTATTCTTTGTTGGAGTAGGTATCACTTTAGGACCAGTCCTAACTTAAACTAGGCATTTCTTTTTATTACGAGAGACCCCAAGGGGTCTCTTTTTTTATCTAAATAATGGTAGAATTAGGGATAGCAAGATGTAACCAACCTTGTTTATATTATTGTCCTTAATAGGAGAAACCTATGAAAAATTTACTGCCTTACAATCAACTCAACTCATGGCATCCATATGATACGCAAACACGAGAGGATGATTACTACGAGTGTCTCATTGAGTGTAACGATGATGCTTCCACATGTAAAAGACTTTGTAAGGGAGTGTTAGATTAACTTCCATCAAACATAATAAATATCAGGGGTCGCAAGACTCCTTTTTTTATGGTATAATTTTGTCATGGCATATTTAGTACATCCTTTACCTCCTAGAAAGGTATGGGTAAAGAAAGAATATCTCTACGACCTAGAGAAAGGTCATGGAGAAATCACACCTGGCATTTGGATATCGGTAAGAAGTATACAAGCGAAAGCATTATACTTTGAGACATTACTAACTGACTACGGTGCACTCTTTGATAAGTTACCACTTAGTGCATTCGTATGGAAAGAAGACTACGATAAAGATAATCAACTACCGTTAGATGTCTTAGAATTGTGGGATTGTTTTGACTATAACATTACAGTTGTAGAGAAACCTATCCTTGGTCGCTGCTCTTTCTTTGGTAAAGATAAGAAGATGCATCCTGGCGAGTATGAGTTTACTATTGACACAGCACACCCTGACTTCTCTGTATTAGATACTAATTTCTCAGAGCATGATCCAGAGCATAAGACATTTAATATTATTGCACTAGACAACGGACAGTTTGCTGCACAACCTAACAACAGATGTCAATTCTTTGACAACAGTTTGGTAAACAATGATGCTCTACTACAACCTGACTTCAAAGTCTGCACACAAAACTATGCAGTAGAGACACTACCTAAATGGTGGTCAGTCGGACACACAGATGAGTGGGCATATAAGACTAAAGATGAGGAAATAAATAAAGATACCTAACTAGTTGTAATGACAGCGGATCCTAGGTGCTACGGAGGAAGTTACTCTGCTAGTATCCCACAACTACAACCTAACGCACTAGATGCTGCTAACCCGAGAAACATTACTCGGTATGTGCCTAGTGACCCACGCACTAACATACAGGCAAGTGATCCTATTGTTGGTGCTGATGGAAGGTGCTACGGTCCTTACAGATCAGAGTCATTACGACCTAACCCACTGGATTCGTCTAACCCTATCCAGATAACATTAATTACACCCCCTGCAGCGGAGACAAGTGGCGAACCAACATACCAAACTCCTGCCGAGAATCCTGCCAACAGATGCTACGGTCCTGTCCCTCTACCTAATAGTCCAGACCGAGGTAAATCTCCTGACCTACCTGTCCCTCCTACACCTCCTCCATCTACAGATGATATAGATCCTAGAGCAATAATTAGGACACTGGTAGGTAGATGTTATCCTCCATCACAGACTGCAGTAGATGGTATTGGTGCACCTGATGTTGATATACCTACCCCATCTATACCTGCACTGCAGGCAGATCCACCGATCGATATGATCTGTGATATGTTTCCATACTTACCATTCTGTCCAGAGTGTGAGAAGTATGCTACAGATCCTAGGACATGTACAGAATTTCCATTGGGTTTACCTCCTATAGGTGACGGTATATTCCCACCGACTCTTGGCACAGGAAATAAGAATTGTGATAAGTTATGGGAGTTTCAAAGAGATAATCTAGTCAATGATCTTGGTGATGGATACTGGGAGAGGACTGATACAAGAGAGACATTCTATTGTCCACCTGAGCAATCAAACAGTGGTTGGTCGAAGTGTGTAGAGGATGCACTTGACTGTCTATTCAAACCATATGTTGAGGGTGCATGGAAACCTCCTAGTCAGGAGTGTGTTACTTTCTATCCTCGAGGATACAATGGTAACATCAAGTCTTTCTGTATTGCTAACTGCTACCCTGCTAGAGTTGGAATCTATGAGTATGTAAAAGGAAAGGGTAAGATACTTGCATTCAAACCATATGGTAGTGGACTTCACAACCTGTTGGGTGTGACTACAAACTATGATGGGACATGGAATGGAGATAAGATAGAGAATCCTGGCGGTAATGATATATGGAATAGCACATCAACTAAAACATACACTGCATCTCTCGGTGCAGCAACAGTAACTATCACTGTTGAGCCATACGATGACAATGGTGAATATGATAGTATGTGGTATGCAACATACACTGGTGTCTTACCTGCTGTTGGCACCAGTAGCACCGCAACGTTTACTGGTGACACTGCCTCGTTTAATGTCTTGCTTACAGTTATAGAAGGTAATGCAGTAGGCACTAACCATGACTATGGCACATCACCTACAGCACCTGCAGGATATACTTTGACATCTAGTAAGCCTGCATTCTATCTACACAGTAGAAAGAAAGATGATAGGTCAGTAGCAGTATATAAATTCTATTCTGAATCACGACAAGATACACTTCTAACAATAAAACCTGGTGAGCCTGATACATTTGGTGAAGGTGAGAGAGCAACCATGAATGCAGGAGGATATGGTTTCGTAGAGATCCTAGGATATGCATACGAAGATCCTGCTGCTATGGCACCCTTCCTTACTAACAAAGAGAAGGCAATGCCACTGCACAGATATTTCAGTAAACTATTCACACCTGCTGATGTAACTTTTGTAGGTAGTGATATTGTAGTTTCATCTACATGCTCATTTACTATCGAGTGGTCATGGAAAGATTCTCCATCAGCAGCAGGGGTCTGTCTTGATTCATTTACTATTGCTAATAGGACTTTCGTCCGTAACAATAACTATAAAGGAAGACAGACTGAATCATTTACATTAACCGCAGGCACATATCCTATTGCATTCCAGAATTTAAACAGTAGAAACTCACCAATAGCAAATAGAATATACAATGATGGTAAGTCTATCTGTCTATTGGATAGTGCTCATGATGATTGCAATGGCACGATAAGAATCTCTCGTATTGATGTGGCAAACACAGAAACAATAGAGATGGATGATCACTACTACAGTAATAGAAAGCAAACTGTATTAGAGCCGCCAACTAAGGATGCTAATAAAAATTATTATCTCATTCCATATGATGTAAGTAATGTGATAATAATGAATATTGATTTAGAAAAAGGGAAAGCAGGATATAGAAATACTTTAATGGCATACATTGAGACAGATGGTGTGCCAAGATGGGCACAACTATTGGTCGTAGATGCAACCAATCAGACTGGTATGTCACAACATACTATACCTCTTACTGTCCTCCAACAATACGCAGGAGGCAACATAGGATTTACTCTCATACCTAATGGTGCTCAACTCAACTCATACAATGTGGGAGATATCTTTACATCATTCTCACAACTAGCTGATGGGTGGAGGATAGATGGTGTTGCATCAACCGAATCTAACTATGCACTCTTCTCTAATGATGAATTGAATCCTAGAGGATCTGTGAGTGATAGTAGAGACTACACAGTATGGAAGGGTGACCACTGGCAATGGTGGGAAGATCTAGTCGGTGGTGATAGTGACTTTGATGATTGTAAATTCTGGCATGAGGTTATATGGGCAGGTGGATCAAACATCTATGAGGGTATTGAGTGTTATGTGTGGAGTAAAGATTCACCTCCACAGGTGACTAAACCTTTACTTAATAAGAATGATTGTGATCCAAATCTATTCTATAAGAAATTTAAAGACATCATGTTGATGAGATCTGACTGTGGATCTCCTGTAGTTGATACTGGAATTGATCCTACTGATGCAGGTTGTGGTAAATGTGATGGAGAATATCTATTCCAAGTTAACAGGACACAGAAGAGTAAGATTGCAAACAGTGGTAAGTTTAGTCTTCGTAGTATGGGTGGTATCACACAGGGACTAGCAGGTGATTGTATTGTCTTCATTCTAAAATTATATAAGAATGCTAATCCTCTTTGGGAAGGCACGTTTAAGGCAGGTGATTGGCCAGAGATAGGGACTAAGTTACATGAAGAAGAATTCTTTGAAGTAACTAAAGGTGACACTATTAAATTTAAAGTAGAAGAGATCAAGAGAGGACCTGCAATAGGTAATGTCACACCACGTCTAGCAATACTTGATGAGGAATCATATCTCTTCGAGAGCTCCTTCTCTATACGTCTACAAACACAGTCAGGAGACTCTAGGTCTATTCCATACCCATCAACTATAAATCCAGAAGCTGAAGCAGCGAAAGGAGTTGGTGGTGAGATTACTGGTTTCGATATTTGTTATGTCTTTAACAATGAAGATAGACATAAGAATGCAGAGTTGGAAGAGGATCAGAAATTCTATAAGGTATGGGAGAATCAGGCAGCAGTTAATACTGATGCCACATATAATAACACCACAGACTATACAAGGTATCAGACATGGACAGATCGTAAAGGGTCAGTCCTCCGTGGTTGGGATGGCACTGATAGGAATTCATACATAGACACCTATGGTTTCCATGCAGATGACAAACCACAAAATTATAATTTACTTGTCACCAGAATGTTATTCAAAGATGGTAAGACAGGTATCCATTATGTAAGCACATACAATACTCCTGCTAGTGTGAAGAGACACATGCAGGCAGAGACACACTATGCCAGACTACAAAAATATGCTGATGATACATTTGCATGGTGGGAATCAAAGATGTCTGTTGGTGCCGATGACACTGATACACAATGGATGATTGATAACCTATACAATGGTATGCAACAAAATCCTGAGGTGAATACAAATATTGAGCCAGGTTATTTCATACAAGATTACTGGTTGATACCAGAGGACGATGAAAACCAAGAAGACCATGGCATAGGTGCTAACACTGCTAAGATTCGTGTTGGTATAACCTTCTGGGCAAAGGCAGAAGGATATGGATCAGGTGGAGGTAGACGAAAGACTAATTACTATGCTACAATAGAAATACTATCAGTCCTTGATTGGGGCGACGGATATGGTGAGGGTCAAGAGTTTATATTCTACTGGCCACCTAAGTATACTGATCGTGTCACTGATTATTCTACTGCCAATAGTGTCTCACCATATGACCCTACTCTTCCAGAGCACAGGTCAACCTCTGGGACATACAATCCTTTGAGTAAAGCGATACCATCCTCTGTCCAGATTAACTACGAGCCTACTGGTAGAGGTTATAGAGATACTAAGAGACCTGTTTATGATGCATTCTTCCAAGAGTCACATAACAAAGAGTCTATGTATTGGTTTATAGATAAGAAAGAATACAAGGACAGGATCAAATTTAAAGTCCGAATCAACGGTGTACAATGATGAAAGGTTTTGGTGAGCAGCCAGGTCGCACACGTCATAAAGACTGGGCAGACAAGTCACTACAAAAGACAACTAGAGAATTGAAAATGCTTCGTGAGGTCATTGAAAAATACAAAGATGATCCTGATGGTCGTCATAAGATGCTCAAGAAGATGAAAAGGTTATGGAATAGTCCTATCCAGACTGTCAGAGATCTGGATATGAAACCTACTGGAAAGAATATAGTTGACGAATTAAGAGAAGTAAACTATGATGAGATGGTGGAAGACTATCGAGAAGAAGTTGGTATAGATTCACCTCATGACCCTGTTGATACTACAACAGACGAGGCAGAAAACATTAGAAATTATCTAGAAGGAAAATGAAGGTTGCTGTGATCGGTAGAGGTAGTGGCGGTTTAATTACTGCTATGAATCTGCTGACTTTCAACATTGATGTTGATGTATATTATGACCCTAAAACTTCACAACTTCCTGTTGGTGAGTCAACCACACCTCAATTCGCATCACTAATAGAATGCACATTAGGTTTAACCATTGATGATCTTATATCTCTTGGTCTTGCATCACGCAAGAAGGGGATAGAGTTTGTTGACTGGGGTAACTCAAAGCATTTCTATCATAGATTTCTACATGCAGATGCTATTCATTTTTACACTAAGACTCTTAACCCATTTCTTCAAGAGAATCTAGAGAAATATTGTAAGGTTAAGTTTATTGGCAAACGTGTTACTGCACTCCAAGCATTGCAGAATGAATACGATTTTGTTATTAACTGCTCGGGTGCTCTTAATAATCATAGAAAAGAGATTGACATACCATGCGTTAATAGTGTATTATATTTTGATGATCATAAAATACATGGTCATCCAGAGTATACATACCATCTTGCTCATGAGTATGGATGGAAGTTTAGTCTTCCATTTCCTGACAAGGGACTTTCTAGAACGGGTTACCTCTACAACAGGAAGTATCAGAAGCATGCAGATGCAGAGATACTTTACTCTCATGGAGATCTATATGAATGGGTGCCTTCATACGCACCCGATATGATTGTCGGCAACAGGTTGGCACTGAATGGTAACGCTTTACTATTCTTCGAGCCTCTTCAAGCACTTTCACTTCTTCATTACGACATGGTTGCAAAAAGAATCTGCGACTATATTGTTAATGGCCAAACATCTGAGGAGAAATTGCTAGGTAATCTCTGGTATCGTAGGATGGTGGAGGCATACATTGATGCCCTCGCCTTCCACTATCAATACGGTAGTAAATACGATTCAGAATACTGGCAAGAGGTCAGCGAAAAAAGTGTCACAAGGGTTGGACATAAATGGTGGAATGATGGTATGCTCATACACGCAGTCAGATCTTCATGGGGACAGGGTAAAAATTCTCACCTCACAAAGCATCCTGACTACTACTACGCACCTGATCACACAGGTATTTTTGGCATCACTTGCATGTATCAATTACATGAAGGGTTGTCAGGAAGCACACACCGTTGACACTATGACGGTATTAAGGTATACTAAATACCATTACAAAGGACTCGAAAGATCGTAACCCTGCGTAGATTAAAAAGACTTCCATGTCGGGAGGTCTAACATCCGCAGGATTTTTTTCTGCGAGAAACTAAAAACAAAAATGATTAAATCAACAATCGCTGCTTTAGCAGCAACCCCTCTTCTATTCTCTGGAGCCGCTTTTGCTGGTCCTTACGTTAATGTTGAAGCAAGTGGATCATATCCAGATGGAGCATATTCATCAGGCACATGGGAATTCCAACTTGGATACGAAGGCACAACTCCTAATGGAATTGACTGGTATGTATCAGGTGGTCCTACAGTAACTCATACAGAGTCTGCTGACGAGTTTGGTGACACTGAACTTATCGGTTACATCGGTGGTGGTAAGACACTTACTGATAGTGT